TTGTCCTAGGCACACTAAAAAACCGCCCACCCTTACTTGAATTACAACTATTGCATAATGTTTGCAAATTCCATTCCTCATCACTGCCACCAGCTAATCTAGGAATAATGTGGTCGACGCTATTTGCCTCCTCCACACCACACATTTGGCAAACGTAACCGTCACGCTGCAAGATACGTAGTCTGATCTTGCGCCACTTGGTAGTGCTGCCGTTGCCTTGTAATGCGCTACTCATTAGTAATACCCATGTTTCAAGTGAAACGCCCAAGCCTTACATGGCGTTTGATAACGTATTGTTACATACTTGAGACTTGCATCTATTTGTCTAAATGCGTCAAGGTCACGGTAATGCTTTGATCGCATCTGACCTAAACCGTAATGACTTCCGTTGCGTGCTGTGTATGACCAACGGCTTTCCTGGGTAATGATCTTGTTAAAGCATTGGAATTCTTTATAGTCAATAATGCGACTATGTGCATACAGCTTTAGATGATCTATTGAATAGCTTGTAGCTGTTGCATTTGTAATTGCTGTTATTGAAAGCAATGCCGTAATGGCATAGACCTTGCCCATTAGCCGATTGCGCCCTTGCGAGCTACACGCCTCAGCGGCTCGCTTCAAGCGAAACCAGCGTACCGCGTCTGTCAAGGTTAACAGGTTATTGAGCGTACTCTTGGGCGTTGCGCACACCCTGTGGATAACGTCTGTGGATAACTTTATCATTGGTGACCCCACCCTTTACCCTTAAATGTAATGCCAAAGGTTGAGTAGGTGCGACTCATGTTTGCACCGCAACACATTGGCTGGCTTTCCTCATGTATTGACTTTTCAATCTCAATAGTTATGTGGCACACAATGCACTTAAATTCATAGATCGGCATCTGTGCCTCCGATCTGGGCAACACCCATAACCTCACACTTTGTGCATTGGATAACCTCAACACCTGGTGGCAAATTATCCGTGACCTTGTGGACAAGCTGCAACGTAATCTTTTTGCATACTCGGCACTCAAATTGCACTTTGTTCATAGTGTGATTTCCTTAAATTCTCTATTGGTTGCAGGTTGATCTGCGTGACCCACCAAGTCGGTTGTTTGCTGTGTCGGTAACGTGGCTTTTGAGCCATTGCAATAGGTATCCAGCCTTTAATGACGTAGTTTGGTGCTTCACCAGTGACTAGCACGGCAATGTCTGTTGGTCTGTCGTACTCGTAGACAATAAGCTGCCCTTGATCGTACTTAGTCCATTTGACCTCTATGCCTTTGCCAACGTCAGCTGTGTGTTTGCCCTTGTCCACAAATGGGTCAAATGGCAAACCAAAGTATTTTGCAACAACCCACTCTGCACCGATCGACTCTGCTATCTCAGCTAGATACAAATGAAACGACTGCACGTGGTAGACCAGGGGCAATTGACCTTTGTCACTGGTGATCTTGACCGCAGCAACCATGCACAGGCATAGTTCATTTGTTGTTAACTTCATTTTCATCTGCAACCACCGCAAAACCAAATGATGTTGTCGCGGTTGTCATAGCCTTTTTGGTAACCAAAATCATCATGCTTTGACAGCATTGAGCATTTGTCACACTGGCTCATTTTATAGATAGCTACAACAACACCGTTTTTGAGCAAACGGCAAGTCATTGTGTTTGGGTTGATAAGCTCTACGTACTCACCCAAGTCGGACAACCCATTGCCCTGTGCTGCCTAGTTGATACCAGGTTGGCTCACACTGATCTGCTTTTGCCTTCTCAGTGCAAAAGTAACCGCCCCAAGCTTTGCCAGTTTTTGCAGACTCGCCTGTTTTCCAGACTCGTGTGCCATGAATACAACGTGGCTTCTCCTCAATTAACTGACCGCCAAGCTGCTCTGCGATCTCGTTGATTGACGAGCCAAATGATGCGACACCAGCTTGTTCTGCTTCTGGTGCTGTGGCGTAACTAGGCACGTCGCCGTGCTTTGTTGTCCAATAGTCGTAATCAGCCTTGACGTCAGCTGTTGCGACTTTTGTTGTTAGCTTTTCTACCTGTTCCATTGTTTCGCGTGTTGCCTTTTCTGTGCCACCCATAACTAAAGCCATCACTCGCATCAAAGCTGAGGTCACTGTGTCCTCTACAAACCAACGTTTCATGTTTGGGTTATACGCAGCTAGATAGCCATAGGCGTAGTCAATACCTGCTGGCTCATTTTCAGTTTGATTACGCCAAGCTTTAGCTTGCACCAAAAGGTAACCTTTGTCTGCGTTAAATTCGACAATGTGTGCCTGCAATCTGCCTTCTGGGTAGGTTGCAATCCAGCGATCTGTGCGCTCTTTGTTGCCTTCATAATTATCTAAAAACGCCATTAGCTGTTCTCCCTATCGTGAATTACTACGTCGGCAATGTGTTGTGACATGCAATTGACGCATGTTTGACCTTGTGGCTCGTGACAGCAGCCACGTGATGTTGTCATTGCTATCTTGATTAGATGTGCTAACTCAGTCATTTGCGCACCGCATTAGCTGCGTGACGACCAATTGCTTTACCACGGACGACGCCCTCTCGGCGACCTTCCTTAAAGCCAATTGAATAACCAAGTGCAATTGTTGTAATTGTCCAGACGCTTAAAAAAAATAAACGCCACCATGACTCAAGCTCTGTTAGGTCTAAGACCATTTTTTTCTCCCGATCTAGGTTGGTAACGGCTACCACCTAAATAAAGAGTGACGCATGAGTATGACAAAATCAAGTATTGCGCGTGTCAAACGGCGTGTCGCCTAGCCAAATACCTTGCCGTCAACAATGAATGAACCGTCTCGCTCAATTGGCACTATCTGTGGACTGACTTTTGCGCCCTCAATGCGTAAAATGCCAAAGCCTTGCGTCCAATTGGCTGTGCCTTTTGTGTATTTTGCAGCTGAGAAACGCATAAGGTTGCCAACCTCCATGCCCCACAGTGTCCTGCCCATTTTGTAGCCGCTTGACTCTGTAAAAGTGCTTATGCCTAAACGGTGTGTGTGACCCTGTACGACCGATTTGCCGTGCAATCTAGCTGCACGTAAGGCAGATGCGCCAGCGTTAGGCGTAGTGCCTTGCTCGTCGCCGTGAATGGCAATCCAGTTTGTGCCTTCGATCGCATAAGGCTTGCGATAAAAGTCAATGCCTAGCTCGTCTAGCTTCATAAAATTTTCATACCGCAGCTCTGGCGCACCAAGTAATGCAGGCAAACGGCTGGCAATGCTGTTGAACAATCGGTCTGTGTGATTTGATCTGACCATACTGGCTTTTGGTACGTACCTGGTCAATTCCCATAGCAGCTCAACGCAACGGTCACGATCTTTGCCAATAGTCGGCTCATGCTCCTCAGACAAACCACGCGACCATTTGCTGATCGTATTGAAATCTATTTCGTCGCCTATTGTGATTACTTCATCAGGCTTAAAACGCTTAATAAATGCGGCTAAATTCTTTGTCGCTCTGACGTCCTCAAAAGGCACTTGGAGATCGGACACAACGACAATTTTGCGCATTAGTCGTCGTCCTCGTCGTCATAGTCGATAGACCCAATTTTGTTCGGGTCTACTGGCTCTGGTAAAAGCCAACCAGGGTAAGCGTTTTTGTCACTTAAAATGCCAAGTGCAAGCTCTACGCTAAAGCCAGCCTTACGCAATGCTTTGTAATACTCATTGAGTGCTATGGCATAGATTTCAAGCGCAGAATAGTTATCCTCTTTGACGGTAACTACGCGCTTGCGTGTTTGACGTTTGGCTGCCATAGCATAAGTCTAAAGGCTAGTCAATCATTTTCTGGACAAGCCACTCTAATCTGTCCTCAATTCTATTGACCTGGTCTTTGAGGCTTGAACCACCGTTAGGCGAAAATTCACGCATGATCGCGCTGACCATAACGCGCACTGCGCCGTAGACAGCAGCGACAAGCGAAATGACAACGCCTGCCACTGCTGCCCACTCGTTTGTTGTCATTCCCCAGTGACGCCAAAACTTTTGTCTTTAGGATTTATCGCACGTAAAAGGACTGGTGCAACAGCTGCAATACCTGCATGCAGCAAAACCTTTGGGTCAGTAATACCTGCCATGTATAGCGCAAGCATTGCCGCTATGAACGATCTGGCGTAACTGGCGGCAGCTTCTTTGACTTTGGCTTTGTCCATTTTTTCTCCTTTTTTGTCTCAGCTACTTTTGCAGCAATGACTGGGTAGTCGCCTTTGTATGGTACAAATTTTGGCACACCAAAACCTACAATGTCGCGCTTTAATGATCGTTGCTTAATCATGACCATGCCGCCATTGCGCTGGTCGCCTGTTCCAGATGTGTTGCCCTCAATGCAGGTAACGACGTCGCTGCCATGCTCAAATGCAATCACAATGCCGACATGACTTATACGATCTACGCCGTCATGTGGAAAGTCCATAAACGCCAATGCGCCGAGACTCGGCAAATTTGACCAACGGTTGGTTTCTTTAAATTTATGCGCACCAACAGCTGTACCAACAACGCTGTGCATTTTGACACCAGCTTGATCTGCACACCAATTAACAAAAGACCCACACCACGGTTGACCGTCAAAGCCTGTGAATTTGCCGTACTTGGTAAGGTTGTTGCCTTCCTCTATCGTACCGATCTCAGCTGTGGCAACCTCAATTAGCCGTGCGTTTGTGCCGTCTGGGAATGTCATGACAACAACAATTTGGCTTCGGCGTCAGTTAATCCCAAGCGTGTAAGCAATGCAGACTTTTCAGCAGCCTTTGCTATTTCTGCTTGCTTTTGCCAAGCGTCTACTTTGTCAAAACCTGCTTCAAATTCTTGTTTTGTTATTG